ACCATTGGCCAAATACATGACCTCATAGATGTGCCTATTGGTGTTTAAAAACTGATTTGTTTGTGTCGTAAATTGTGTCATAATATATTAACAGTTCCACTTTCTTAGTGCTTTATTGATGCGTGAATCGGGATCATTTGCGGTTTTAGCAGATGTTAAACGCTTCTTCATTCCACCCATTCTTGCACAGAATGATTTACGGCGATTAGCGGCTTTTGAACCAGGTTTCAATTTGCTTGGTTTTGTTGTGACTGCCATTGAAAGTTTTGAACCTGGATTTTCACGGCGATATGATTCAATACCTTTACGATTCAAACCACCTTCAGGATTTTTACCTTCTTTGCGTTGCCATGCGGCCACTTCATCGATTTGTTCTTCTTCTTTTACGCAAGAACCTTTTGAGTATGCAGTTTTTCCTGGAGCAGGTTTGTATCCTGGCCAGCAACGTTCTGCAATAAAATCTTTTAGTCTTTTCATATTGGGTTCTTTGTTTTAAATGTTGAAAGGTTAATTCCTTTTTTCTTTAATTCATCTTCTTTCTGAGCACCAATCGATGCACCAGTTTCATCACCAGTCATTTCATTTGTAACCGTAACTTTACCATCTTTTTTACGGTTCTTTTCACCCATATCTCGACCAATTGATTCGCCGGCAGCTGCCATAGAAATACCTGGTTCGATGCCTTTGTCAATTGATTCTTTTACTTCTTTTTTCCTTTTCCAGATTTCGGCGAGGGTGATTTTTTTGATTTGGCCGGAGGATTCTTCATCACTGCTGGTTTCTTCTCCGGCGTAGGCGTGCTTTTTTGCGAAACCGTAGGCTGTGGTGCCGCCGATGATTCTTCTTTTCTCTGGCTTGGTGTTTTCGCTAATGAGTCCAGAACTTCTGGTTGTGGTGTTGAAAATAGATTCTTCAGAAAGTTTAACATCTTCATTCTCCTCGTTTAATTTAATTACATAACCATTTTTATATGGCATTACAATACCATTCTGTGTATGTGCTTCTCTTGCAGCAGCTGCTCGAAGCATAAATGTTCTTACTTTACCATTTTTATCCGTAAGATATTTTGGTTTCTTTTGTTCTTCAAAATTATTAAGATCAACTTCATCAATTGAAGTGCCTAACAATAATACATTTAATGAATCTCTATCGGATAATTCATATGATTCAGATAATTTACCTTTACCAAAATTAGAAACGTTTACAGGTTTTCCACCTTTACCAGATCGATCAGCAACAGGATCATGGCGGCGTTTAGCTGCAACTGCTGATGCTCTTTCTTTTTTACTTAATTTAGCACGCTTCTCATTTGACATACATTTTGGTTTTGGTTCACCTGGTTCTCTTGCACAAGGACCAATTGCTTCACCTTTACTGTTAATTCTTTTCCAACCACCTTCTGGATCTGTTTTACTAAACCACTTGCGTAAATCTTCTGCAATCAATTCTTCAAATTCTTCGTTGACAGGTTTTTTCATAGGTTCTTTCGGTACTTCAACTAATCTATCATGCACAGAACGGAATGTAACTTTACCATTCGTTCCATATCTACCAAAACCATAATATTGTAAACCTCTTTTCTTGGCATCTTCTGCAGCCTTAGATGATGAATGTGGTTCTTTTACTTCAACTTCTTTGTTTACTTTCATCAGATCTTTTCTCTGTAATTCAGAAGCAATCCAATTTTTAGATGTATCATTCTTCGCTGGTTTATTTGTAAACTTTTGAATGTTTTTATAAATTTGTGTTAATTCTTCTGTTTTTGCTTTTACAACTTCTGGTGGTGCAGTACGCAAATCTTGTGAATTGTCAAACTCATGATAGTTATCTTTAAACATTTCTGCATACTTTGGTCTTGCATTTTGTGATGCATCCCATTTTTGTTTTCTTATTTCTTCTGGTACTGTACGACCACCTCTTTGGCCACGTTCAATGTTTCTTTGCATCGACACATCATCAGCAGTATTCACCATTACCATTGATGACTCGTAACCTAATTCTTCTAACTTCTTTTTAATTGTTCCAATCTTTTCTGCATCATCACCTGTACCATTAATGATAAGACCATTACGACCCATTAATGCAAGGCGTTGACGCAACTCAGTCATATTCTTGGCTTTACCACGAACTAAATCACGGCGATGTTTCTCGGTTGCAGGCATTGTTTTATCAAGACCATGTTTGTCCATTAAAAACTCTAATGCCTTATCAGAATTAATTTCAACAAGACCATGTCCTTGTAATGTATTATCCAAAACATAATCTTTACCAGAACCAGGACCACCTGCCAAGAAAACTGCTTTGAAGATTGATTTGTCATGCACACCTTCATTAAGTAATTCTTCAAAATCGGTGTTCACATCTTCTTTCAATCCCATACCTTTACGAACATCTTTGAACATTTCAAATGCATGTTCATGTGACATTGTTGATGGCACACCTTTTTTAAAGTGAGCAAAATTATTTGTTTTTGCGTGTTCTCTCATCTTACTTGCTGACATACCTTCTACACCTTCAGAATCAGGATCTCTATCACCTGCTGAGTGTACTTCTATCTTTTTAAAATTAAAACGACCATGTGGTCCTTTTACACCATTATATTTGTGTAGAAGATTATGAAATTCTTCTACACGATCTTGGCCACCAACCATATGAAAATGAGTCACACCTGCTTTGTGTAACTTGGCGGCCTGTGCTAATTTTTGTGCTGCGGAGAGTGGATTTTTCTCAGAATCTTGAGAGTGCGAAACTACGATATGTGCAGTACCGCCAACCTTTTGTGCGATACTTTTGACTTTATTGACTAGTTTTTCGTGTCCGAGAGTTGGTGGATTAAGGCGACCAAATGCCATAACAGCGTGTTTTTCTCTCTGCTCAAATAAAAAATCTTTAAATTTCATATGTAAATGCCTTTAAAACCGCCGCAAGATTTATATTTTTCGCCTCTTAACATTGTTTTAAAATTACCATAATTTAAATTATTTTCTTTACAAAAATCTCTTATATTTTTAATAATTTTTTCCTCGCCTGTTGGAAAAATAATTTTAGCTTGGCGAGCAAATAATTTGTCCTGTCTTTCTTTCATATAACTTCTATCAAATTTATTGCCACCAAAAGCATCTTTTCTTCTTTTTTCATAATCTTTAAGTGAAATATTATCCCAAAACTTTTTAGATGCTAAACCTGATTTTATTGAATGTTCTTTTCTTTTTTCTTCTGATAAGTTAGTAATTATATCTCCACCAGTCGCCACCTTTTTTTCATTATAATAACGAATTCCAAGCTCAATAGGTTGAATCATATCCAACCAATATTGTTCTCTGGCAAGTAATTCTTTAGAAGTTATTTTTTCGTGAGATTCCAAAATTCTTCGTTTAAAGGAATCTGGTCTACTTTTGAAGGCGGATTGAAAACGGCGATTACTTCCAATATAACCATCCGTTGCCGCCTCTACAGCAGTTAATCTATTTGCTATTTATAATTTCTTGCAACGGAATAACATTATCCGTACAAAGACCAAAGAAACCTTTTTTGATAGATTCTTCAAGTGACCACTTCAGTTCAGGCATTACACCAATGGTCATAGGGCCAGCTGGTAGTTGGCCTGGATATGCCCAAGTGTAACCAAAACTGGTCATCGTGTAATCATCTTCTTGATGCCAAAAACAATTGAATCTTTTTAATTTCAAAATCTCATGTAATGATTCACGCTCTTTACAATGCAACCAAAGCCAATCTTTGTTTTCTAATAGATATTGTACTGTAACTGGATATTGTGGTTCATCATGGCCAAAATAAAATTGATCATTACTCCAGCGTAAATCGACTTCAACTGGTGTATCTTTTGAAATGCAATAATCTACAATTTCAGGTCTGTTTTCATTGAACAGATCTGGTCCATCTAAATTACCTCTGTGTGATATAATCATCATAAGTTTATAATTACTCCCATGTTTTCACCATCTGGATATGGTAATTTTACTTCAATGCTTTTTCCAAATACATTTTTTACATGATCATGCACTTTTTGAGTGCAACTCCATGGATAAATGTCATGAAAAACAAATACAAATTTTTCTGCAAGATGCGGTTTAATTGCATCAACATCTTTAATCATTTGGCCTTCAAAATGCCCAGCATCTAAGAATACAAAATCAAGTTTATCTGTGAAATGTTTTGTTATTGTAGAACCAACATCATCTGGTGACCAACCAATTTCTGGAAACATTGTACCTTGCAATTCAAATTTTTCTACAAGATATTTTACACTTTTGTAACCGTCTGATTGTTCATACACTTGTCTTTCAAATGTTTCATATGTGCCAGCATTGTCATACTTTTCTTCTACATATGCATCCATTGTTACAAACTTACCACCTGTTTTTTTAAATGCAGTACCGATGGCAGAACCTGAAATGCCAAATGCGGTTGCTAGTTCAAACCCTCTTTGTAAATTATTTTCTAAAACAATGTTATGCAAAAAGTCCCACTCTTTCTGCATAATACTATAAGGTACAGAATGACCTTTCATCTTAATGTGGCCACGGCCACTTCTTTCGTAACCTACAGGACCATCATTAAAATTTAAAATTTCTTCAAGCATTCTCTTTATCCATTTCTACATACGCACCTTTTGGTGTATGCATTAATGTTTTATTGATATTAAATTCTTTCCAGTTTAGACCTAAATTTTTAATGTGTTGTTCTGTTATGACATGGGGACATAATAACTTCGTTTGTGCATAAATTGGTGCAATAAAACAAATAATTTTAGAGAAGAACATCATCTGTGCCAAATTACCAACTTGCATCAAATCACCAGTACCTTGGCCTAAATGATTTCGATGTGCAATAGTGTAGAAAGTATTTGGTTCAAACTCTGGAAGATTCTCATGAAAAATCATATCAGGCCGCATACGAATAACTAAATCATAATTGTTTTGTAATTGAGCCACATGTTTTTCCATCAATGCAACACCTTGATGAATTTTATAATACATCGATAGAATATTTTTTGGTCGATGTGCAAAGTTTTCAAAGTATGTACCACAATGTTCAAAGTGTTTATTGAAATCTTTCCAATATTCTTTTACATAATAAAGTGGTTTGTATGTATCAATTACTTCCTGATCTACAATTTCAGGTGCACCTTCGTAGATGCCTGTTTCATTTTGTTTGTCACCAGGAATCCAATATGCTTCATCATCCCAAGTGTGAATAAAAATATCGGGTGTGTAACGATCAATAATTCGTTCTTTAAAATTAGGAAACACCTGCTTCCAACAACGCAGGTGTCCTGTCAAAATAACAGCAGTTTTCATTTGTGATTTTCCAAGAAATAATTTAAATCTTCAGGTGTACCAATACCCCACATCTTTTCGATTTGTTTGACACGAATTTTTTTACCATCTTCAATCGCCTCATTGAATACAGGACAAACATAGAATTCATTGTTTGTGCGAATATTTTTTGCAATCATTTGTTCTGCATACTTAACATAATCAGAACCTTTTTTCCAAAAGTAAATGCCTACAGTTGCGTTATCAGAAATAGGTTTCTTTTCTGCAACTTCTGATACAAAACCATCTTCATTTAATTTAGCATACGACCATTTTGGATGCGTGGCTTTAAATGTCAGAATACCACCATCAATCGCATCAGCATTGAAAGCGTACATACACTCATTTGAATTCCATTCAACATACTGATCAGAGTTTGCCATTACAAGTGGTGCATCATTATCAATAAATTCTTTTGCAAGTAAAGTTGTGCAGGCGGCACCTTCTGTCATGCCATCGACCTGTACAATTTTACAATTAGGTGTAATTAAATTCAGTAGATACTTTAAATTATATTTTTCATAATGTTCTTTTTGCACGATGAAAATATAATTGGCTTCTATATTTAAATTTTCTACTACAACTTGAATCATTGGTTTACCATGAACTTCAATCAATGGTTTTGGAAATGTATAACCTGCTTGTGCAAATCTAGAACCTGCACCGGCCATAGGAATTAACACATTTAGTTTTTTATCACGCCATGGTATTGCAGAGTCACGGTGGGATTTTTCATATTCTTCAATTTTTTCCATAAATCGTAATCCATTTAAGTCATTCGCATTTTCTACAGGATAAAGTATTGCACCAGAATCAATGGCACCTTGACGGCCAATGTGACTATCTTCAATGATAATAGTATCTTTTGGTAAAGCACCAAGTGCTATCATACATTTCCAATACATTTCTGGAAATGGTTTTGTTCTTTTCACATCTTCATTACTTACAATGTAATCAACATGGCCTAAAATTCCAATTGCGTCAAGAGCAATGCGAATTGTTTCTCGAATGGAATTACTGGCAACTGCAACTTTCCAACCTTTTAATTTACATTGTGTAATAATATAGCGAGCAGTATGATTTATTTTTAAGTCACTTAATAACTTAAATGTTGCATTTTGTTTATCTTGCCAAACTTGATTGAAATACTTTCTATCTAAACCTTTTTGTTCAGATAAGAGTTCAAGTTTTCTTGTGGTGTTGAGACCATCATATGTGCTTAAATGTTCTTCACGACTAATCACATATTCTTCACCAACTTTTCGTAAAGCCTCATTTAAAGCATCGTAGTGAAGTTCTCTTGAATCAATTAAAACACCGTCAAGATCAAAGATAACCAATTTAGCGGGCATCACGGTGTACCTTATTATGTTTCACAATTGATTTGCCATTACATTTCCATTTAGCACTTGTACGCATACGCAAAGACCATTCAACATCTTCTGCGGTACCCCATGTCATTTCTTCGTTCATTGGAAATTTTTTGTAAAAATCCTTCTTAACAATCATATAACCACCAGACTGGTACATACAGCGGGTGTGTGACCAATCATCATAAGACATTGCTGTATATCTTGGAAAAATTGGAGAATCCCATGTGACCCAATCGGTGAAGTGGCGATTGCCGTTAATCAACAGTTGTGCGTTACTGCAAACATCCCAATCATCACCAAATTCTACAAAGTTTTTATACCAATCAGAATCAAATGTATAGTAATCATGCATCACGACTACATTATCATACTTAGCAGAATCAACTAACATATTTTTCTTGCGTGTAATCCAACCTTCTTTTTGTGTTTCATCAAATTCTATGGTGTTTTTAAACTGGTCATTCTTTGGGCCAATTAAAAGAATTTCATGATCAAGAATATTCAATGCTTTGATTGAATCAATTACACCTTGAATTTGTTCGGTGTTCTCATATAATGTTAAAATACCAAAACTAAATTTCATGTTAACCTCATTATGTCATCAACTGTATGTCTAATCAAATGATTATGTATAACATATTCATATGCATTTTCTGAACGAATTGTGTTACGTAAAGTTTTATATTTTCTCATATACTTCAATAATTCTTCATCTCTATCCGATTATCATAACCAGTTAAAACTAAAGTAATATCCCATCGACCAACTTGATTAAAAGTATCAACCAATTCATGCATCGCCTTGTTTGGCCAATAACCACCACAAGATAGAAACATCAATTCTGTTTTGATGCCATATTTTTCTCTAAAGCCTGGCATGCCAGTAGAAGATCTTTCATCGATGCCATGACTGATTCTTTTTGCTTTCTTTTCAAGACCTTTTTTCTTAATCCAGTCCCAATCTTCTGGCGCTGAGCAACCGATGTATTGTACATGTTCACAAGCGTGTTTATATGTTTCACTTTCAGAAGGAATGATTAACATGAACAACATTGGAGAAATCTCAGCAATAGCATGAGAACGATTCAAAACAAAATCTTGAACACCAACATCACCACCATGTACCACAATTAGATCCCATTTTTGGCCAAGTATCTCTGCATTACTTGTAACCTTTACACCGTTTCTATCACCTTTGTGTTCACCCGTCAACACAACGGCTTCATGGCCACGGCGTACAACTTCTTCTGCCATATCTCGAACATAGTTTTCAGATCCACCAGGAAAAGGAGGATAACGATGCACAACAAACAGTATTTTTTTCATCCGTATTTTTTCTCCAAAACTTTTGCAATCGCTGGCACTCTATCGTATTGGTGAACGATACGGATGTTGTGAAATCATAAAGTTGAATGTTGATTGATCACAAATAGGAATAGGACGGCCTGTACATGCTACAAAAATATTTAAACATAAATCTTTCATAGCTTTAGCTCGACCACCTAAAACACCTACATTGTAAATTTCATTATCTTTAAATTTCTCATAGATGAATTGACCATAAGTCTCTTTTAGGTTTTGATCACCCCACGGTTCATTCTTATAACGAATACTTTCAGAAGCAAAAACCAAATCTTTACCAACGTAAATGTTTTCTCGCAACCAACGGCCAGGATCTTGTTGAAACACAACATCTTTTACGTCAGTAGTAATTACATTTCGGTGTTTAGATGGATCGATATAATTGTAGATATGAATAAATCTTTCTACATGCACCATCATATTTGATTCATATACAAGATTACCTTGATTGTCAGTTTTAAATCCGACAATCTTAAATCCAGCTTCTTGTACCTTTTGTGCGGTGTCTCTGTCACAGTTCATCAGAATGAGTACTTTCTCACCCTTAAAACCTGACATGTTGATTGAATTGATCCAATATTTTATCTTAGACCAATCATAATTAGTTGAACAACCAATGATCAAATCATTCTCATCACCCATAACATCTCCAATCTGTATCTATTACTTAGTCTTTTTATACCTCTTAATGACGGCAGAAGTTTGACCTGGAGTATCAGCAATATACTTTCTTACCAGTTTTTCTGTGCCATCTTCACCTGCACCATATTCTTCACTCACACTTTTATGTAGTTTGGTGCCTGTTACGTTTTGAATTAATTTCCATGCATCATGTTTTTTCTTATTGTCTAAATGGTATCTTAACTGTTTTTTCTGATCAGATGTGGCAATATTGTGAAACTTAACAAGTTCCATCACACCAATATTACCTGCATATGAGGCTTCTTCTATTTTCTTTTTAGTCATTTCGTGTAAGTTGTAGTATCTTTTGAATTTGAGATTCAACTGTAGATTTTCTGTTTGGCCAGTAAATGTATTCTTTATCGGCAGTTTTAAGTAACTTAGTAAAAAACGGTAATACAAGTTTCTCAACTTGTGTTAATCGTGCTTTGTATTCTTCGGCTGTGTCAGCAGTTTCAGATATTACTTTATTGTATTCTTCTTCTGATACGGCAGAAAAACCAAAATCATCATCACCGTATTCTGCTAAAATTTTATTCAGATCGTAAGCCATTATTTGTCCCAATTTTTCGTAGCATTAAAATTCGCCTGACTGAATTCTAATCTATCAATTAACTTTACTGCATTACCTTTTAATCTATCTACTGCTACAAACCCTTCAGGATTTGTAACTTTAAATCCTTTGTCTGTTCGTAAAAATGTACCTGTAACTTGCCGTATTTCTTGTAACTTTTTCACAATCATATTTTTAGCAAAAACTAAAATGTTTTGCAGGTCAAATATAGATTTTAATTGTCCAGCATTGTTACGAAAAAAACGCATGACTTCTGTTTTTTCTTTAATGCGTTTCTTTTTAGTATCTTCTTTTTTTGCTTCTTGTATTTCTTTATTTAACTTAGCTTCGATCCATGAAATCAACTCTATCGTATGCCTTCTGGTGTCAGTTATTCTTTCACCTTGACGAACTTTTGCATTGTTGAATGTCTTAATATAGGTTTTATACACATCACTCGTAGCAATCTTATTTAACACCAAAGAATTGATCGATTGAAATGTTTTACCTGCGGTAGACAAAACACCTGTAATTTGTTTTGTTTCTTCTTCTGTAAACGATGCAGAACCAGAAGCATCAGTAAACGATGCATCACGAAACCAAACATCTTTTGTATTTCGTAAATAACCAATGTCGATATTAAAAGATGCTTTCATATCGGCCATAGTTTTGCCACTATATGATGTATGAAACACGACACCAACTTGAGCATCTAACATTTTTTTGGCCAATGCACTACTAGTAGGCACAGCATATACGATTGTGTTTGGTTGAAATGTGATATATGATTGGCCTTCAATCGATTGTCTTGTAATATCACCTTTCACAAACATCATGTCACCTTGCAAAATACCTTTAATGCCAAGTTTTGGCAGGTGTTTCAATGCAGCTTTTAGTTTTACATTCAAGCCTTCACCAGGGTGGTTTGCATCAATATCTTCTTCTGTATAGTTTAATTTGGCGGCCTTGTTGAATACTGATTTAGTACCAACGAAGAATTTGCCATTTTCTGGATTAGTACCTGCAAATATGGCAGGTGCGCCATCCCATTTGGTCGTTACATTTATTTTTGTTTGAGAATTGCCAGCCAACATATTGCGTAATGATTGCAAAAAGTTAATTGCGTCACGAGCACCAGAAACACCACGATTTAACACTTCATCCTCGATATGCTCAGCTATTCAAGGTGAACATTCTTGCCAGATTTTTCTTCAGCAAGAAGTACACCTTGATTTTTCTCCATTAAAAAGTCGTTAAAATTAAACATATGTTATTCTTAAATTATATTTTTTTGAATATCTTCCATCTTTTGCGATACTCTTTAATGTTGAGTAAGGAATATTTTTAATACTATTAGCAAAAGTTTTTAGACAATTAAATTGATTTACCAAATTATCCATTTCAACTAGAACTTTTTTGGCTCTAGGATTTTTTTCTCCCTTATGGTTAGGTTTATTCCAATTTCTATTCACACTTTTTGAACCTATGATTCTTTTAGTTTCTTCTGAGTGTTTTTTACCATACATTGGATTATTTTTACCATAAACATCTCTTTTAATCCATTGCCTACAAATTTTTCGTTCTTCTTTGGTAAATTTATTCCAATACTCTTTTAAATAGTCGCTGTTACCACCAAAACCACCAGATGTTAAATTATAAAAAGTATTATCTTCAACAGCATTATATTTTTTTATCCAATATTCTTCTGATTTACTCAATTCCTCAAAATTTTGACATTCTTGCAATATAACTCTTTCAAAATTTTCTTTTCCATATTTTTTTATGGCAGATTTTAATAATTTTCCAGAACCCAAATAATTTTTTTCATGTGTGTTTTTACACATTCCGATGTATTTTTTACCATTAATTTTATTGGTGGTCAAATAGACGAATCCGTACATAAAATTCCCTTCTCATCTATTTATAAAAAAATCATCTTCTACGTGTTCATTAACTGTACTTTATAAAAATACTACTGTTCTTAGTTGCTGATGAAGCATATTCAAAAATATATTTGCAGAAATCATCTTGTTTTCCTGCTTGTATTACATTATAGACTAAACTGATACCAATGTATTTGGACATCCACCAAGTTTTATCTTTTCTGTGTCCTGATTTTGCTTGTAATACTAAATTATCTATGCTATCTTTTGAACCAGATAATTTCTTAAACATCGTTGCAAATTCTTTAAAATCAGAATCTTTTGGTTTATCAATTGGTGTTTGATTTGGTTGCGTAAGTTTCGTTCTTGGCACACCAGATTCTATAGCACCAGCAAATATTACTCCGCCGCCAATTTTTCCACCAGCTGCGGTCTTACCTTTAATTTCTCCTTGCCACGATGATGGTTGTGGTCTACTTGAGAAATTTCTAAACTGTATTTCACCATCTATACCTTCAGATGTGTATTGTATGTAAATATCTTTCGAGTCTGTCATATTACTGCCAAGTTTTATGCCTCTAAACTTAGCAATTAATGGTTTACCGTTATTAAATATTTTAGAATGTGCAGATGTGGCTTTTGGATCTAATTTTTTGAGTGATATGCCGATCAAATTAGTTTTGGCGAACTCATCATAAATGTACCTGTTATAATCTCTAAGTGTTGGCCAACCAGTTTTCAATTTAAAAGATTTTTTGACCATCCAAATATCAGCAGGATTCCATTTGTCATCACCTGTGATACCACTTTCTTTTTTAAATTTTCTCCACTCATTGTAAATAGAATCTACAAAACGACCACCACGATAAAACTTAAAATTCTTTCCTGATCGAGCACCAGGAACTTCTTCAAATATTTTGTTTGCTGTTTTGACAATACTTAAAAACCATTTTTCATCTAGACCTTTCATGCATTGTTTCAAAGTTCTATCGCAATCTGCATCAGCAATTGTCCGTTCAGTAACTTGAGAAATATCACCTAACGGTTTGCCATAATGTTGTCTAGTTGCACAAGCATAAGCCTGTAGTGATTCTGCTAGTGCAGTTACTTCTGCACCAGCACCTGACTGACTTGAAGTATCTGTATTAACTTTGGTAGGGATTTTCATAATCATTTATTTATCCTACCACAGTTACCGTATAATGTCAATCTCCTTATCGCCAGTCCATACTTCCATGTCTGTTCTTATGCGGTTTTCTGTCTGAAGTGTTGTAAATCTACTACAAGCCTTGTTCTTCCACCACTTTATGATGTTGTCCAGACCATGTTTGTCATAGTTTTCCTTGTCTGGCACAAGTTTGTCGGTCTTGCCAAGTACTACATCTTTATAGTTTGAATAACCATAATTTGAATAATAATATCTTTTCTTTTCGGTCAGACTTTTGGCTTTTTCGATGATGTTCATAAATGAATCATAATGATCTTTATGACTCTTTAATGCTGATTTTGTCATCGCAATTGTAGTATTAATGATCTTCAACTTGCGACTACTTGCATACTTTTTGTCAAGCATCGATTTCACTTCATGTGAACAACAGATACCTGCAAGTAACTTTCCGCCAAGATAATTGAAACCGAAAGGTTGCGCTGGCACAATTACAAATCCCATTGCTGCGGCTTTATTAAATGACTTTGTTGTACTTTCTTCATTGGTGATTACACACTCAAGCAATTCATTTCTCGGTTTCATCATAATTGTTGGCGAACCAATACGAATAAAACCAACCCACTTCTGAGTATTTTTTTCTAATACAGCTAATCGTAAGTTTCTGCCTGGACTGGAAAGATTGTTGTGTGATGAAATAATGTCAAGATACAATTGCCAACGACTAGATTCCATTTCAATGACTTCAAAATCCATATCTTGCGGATTCATAGTGAAGTCAGAAAACAAATCTTCTTCGGGACCACAACCAGGCAAAGCAAAAGGTAATTCGGCCAATGAATTCAATTTTTGTTCACGCATGTATTCATCAATGCGATTAAAATCCTTGAAATAATTTTCAAAGACTTTTGAACAATGTAGTGCTTGATCTAGGTTCATTCGTATTGTGTTAATAAATTATGTTTACCTGCTTCAAATAGTCCAATGGCACCAACAAAATCTTTGGTGCAGGCATAGATTTCAACTTCACCATCAACATGCATTGAAGATATTACAAATTCTGTGACTTCATCTTTGTCAATTTTTTCTCTCAATGCATCAAGAACTTCAATCAAGTCATCTTTCATCTTCTTACTTGTTTTTTCAACCTTTGGTTCAAATTGAACTACTTTCATACTTTGATTCCTTCAAATTTAGAATTGAACTTGCGTTCACGATTACCAAAAGTATTAATAGGTTCGTCATCTTGACCTGCATCTACGATACCTTGTTGCGCTGTTGGTTCTGCATCAAACAAACGCATCTTAGCTCTATCAATACCTACCACAAAACGCTTAAAGTGATTAGGATCACCAAAACGATTCTTCAATTGTTTGACCATGATTTGATTTAACTGTTCTAATTCTTCTGTAGAAATCAAAGCAAACATAAAGTCAGCAGTCGCAGGAAGACCAAAAGATTCTGATGTATCTTCTAGACCTGGATCTGTATTTGTAAAACCACTTCTTGTTGTTTGTGTTGCACTCAT